GCTGATAGCGTTTGCATATCAATCGTTGCTTCATATTCTGAAAATTCCGAAGTAATTACTGAATTATCAGCGCTTACATCTAATACAGCATCATATGTAAATGATTCAGGAACAACCACAGGTAACGCTGTATCTTTGCTTCGTTCTAAGATATTTGGTTGTATTAATAAACCTGTAATTTTCTCAGTTCGTGCTGGTAACAATTGTAATAATTGCTGGAAGAATGACATATCAAATAATGTGAATATTTTAATATACGCATTGATGTCATTGTTAGTTTCGTATTTTTTCCAATAATTTTCAGCAAATCTAATTAAATCTGGATATGATCTACGTTCAGCTTGACGTGGGTCTCCAATATAATCATCTAGATATGTAGCGCCTAATTGAGCAATAATATCTTCATTGATCATTGTTTGTGGAGAAAAATAAACTCCTAATTTTTTACTATCAACAGGTGCTTTGTCATATTGGCTACGTTCTGCACGTGTAATTACATCCAATTGACCAATCAATTCATTAGATTCGATTCTAACTTTATTATCATCGAATGTACCTGCTGCCAAAGAAATACCGTCATAATAATATGTTTCTTCTATAGAGTCATATGGTATATTATTTGACCAACTTGCAAAGTCTGCAGTTATACCAGATGAATTAGGTTCTACTCCGTTTAAACTTGAAGTTGCTGAATGATCAATTCGTTGTGAAAGTGGCGTTCGAAATACTAATTCGTCATATGCATCAAAATTACCATCATATGCAGCTGGTGCTTTTGTATGATTTTCAAATGGTTCCATATCCAACGATCCGGTCCATAATCTCAATTCTTGCAATTGACCTTGCAATCTAACTGCCCCAGAACTAGTTCCACCAATTTCAAAAGTTCCTGACGAACCAAAACTAGCAGTAGCTGATGCCGATGCCTCTGCAACAATTTTTCCATATTTTGCACGTTTCACAACAAGCTCTAATTGAGTTCCTTGTGTGCGTAACATGGTATTTAGCCAGCCACCATCAAACATTTCAATTGCAGCAGATGCAGTTCCATTAATCGAAACTGTACCATATGTTCCTGCAGTAAAATCGATTGTCACATCATTTCCAGCTATACTATATAAATGCATTGTATTTGGTAAAGTTGGATTTGCAACTACGTCGTCGGTTCTAAATCTTAATTCTACGGTATTAATTGGTTGTGTATAATTTACAGTAACTGTTCCCGCGGCATTATTAATTAAATCGAGTGCATAATCAAAATTTAATTTTTCATATACCGGTACACGATTAATTCTAGGTCCACCAAACTCTTTAATTGTTATCAATGACTGTGGAATACCATAACAAGATAATAATGCTTGTATACTTCGTTTAGTACCTTTAGATTTTAATAATCCAGGTAAATTGTTAACAATTCTACGCCATGATGTATATGTAATATCTTGTGCAGATGTAGTGTCTCCAGTAACAGAATTAGAGCCAGTTAGCGGAGTACCCACTTCGTCTACACCAAACAAATATTCCCATAAATTTTTATCTTGTTTACCATCAACTAAATTCCATCCAAATTGTTTTGCAACTGAATATAATAATTCATTTGGCATACCTAATTTAGGATTTTCTTCATGTCGATATAATTTCGATGCTTGATTAATATATGTATAAATTATATCAAAATGATGTCCTAACATGTTAACAAATGTTATAGTGCTAGCATATTTATCGTGATAACGAACATTATGTGGAATTGTATTTGCTAATAAATTAATATTATATGTATCATAAAACTCAGCATTAGCTATAGTATCATTATACCAATTTTGAAATTCATTGCTATCGACCGGATATAATGTATATGGTCGATTACTTGTCGACTTTGGTACTGGCGAAATATAACTACCAGTTAATTCAACTACATTAGGAGTTTCATGTGGATATGGATTACTGTAAAATACTGATGATGATTCATAATATAAAAATTTCTCAAAATTATCAAAGCTACTAATCATTGCAGTTTTTAAACTAGCAAAATCCGAAGCATTTGTAACAGCTACACTACCACTTAATACAGCTACTGCCGATGACTGTGCGTCATAATATTCAATTAATTCTAATTTATATTTGAAATTCTTAATACGTTCTGTTGCTGAACTATAAAAAACAAAATTATTAAAATCTGTATAATCAATATTTAATTTAACACCAGACAAACTGCCAGAAAAATATGTATCTACTATCTGTTGTGATGTCTGTACAGATGATCCTAATAAATCAGTCCATGTAGAATACCCCGTCTCCGTCGATAAGTTATAATCTCCTATAGCTTCTAAATTCGGTCCGGCTAATTCAATATATGTTTGTTGTGGTAATGCTGGAACAACAGAAACCCGGTCAATAAACGGTGATTTTTTTTCTTGAACTATCCAACATTTGAATTCTGTTTCAATATCTTCTGGTAGTGGGTCTAATAATTTAACATATAAAAATTCACCAACGACTACACTGTTAACAAACAATGCAGTTTTATTACGGCTAAAATTTAATAAGTATGTTTTATTAGTATTATCAAGTAAAGTTACATTAGTTTGTTTTGTCGAAACTATATTGATAAAATCCGTTAATTGAAGCAATGCATCTGCATCTTCATTATCAATTAATCGAAGTCGCACCTCCGTACGGTCTGGCGATATTTCATCGACTTTTAAATATTGCTGTTCATAACTTCCTATAATATTAGTAAAGAAATTAACAACGATACGGTATGTTCCGGCATCAATACCCAGTGCATCGAATTCTGATTTTAAATCAATTGCAACCGGATTAGAATTAAAATATATAGGCTGATTTAACTGATCTAAATAAACCGGCAACTGTGTTTGTCCTTGTACCCAATGTTTCCCTGTTAACCAGGTATCATTTGAATACACATGCAATTCTAATCGAGACCCTACTGGATAACTGCTTATATCTGGATTGAATGAATATCCATTCTGTTTAAATAACGCACTTGTTGCAGGGGCATAACGCTCTGCAATAACCGGTCCGGTTGCATTTAAAATAGAATCGATATTTTTATATTGTGTTAACATATTATTCTATAGGTTGGTTCCATTCATCGACATTTTTACCTGCATCTGTTATTGACCAATAAGTTTGTGCTGCATTAATTGTATGTTGAACCGGGGTTTCGCAATTAGCAGTTATTTGGAATGAATCTCCAATTTCGAATTCGGAATTTTCAATAACAATTTCAGCAAATGTATCAGTTATATCACCAGCACTCATCACAGCCCATCCATTATCATCTATATTTGGTGCAAATTGTGGAACCCATTCTCTATCCAATGGAAAATTTAATCCAACTTTAGCTATAGAAAATGCAATGGAACTGGTACCAGTACCATTATACTGGTGATTAATTTTTATACGGAATCGTAAATCAATTCCAGAATTTTTTACGATACTTGATATCGTATATGAATTTGGTTTTGCTTGTGGCAATCCATCTAATACCTTACCCATATCAATTCCAGCAAATTCTGCATTCGACGGAACTGTTATATTCGCAGTTGGTTGATATAATGCATATACCGGATCAAAATCAATATCTATATTAATATCCGGCAATTCTAATTCAACTGGTTCTGTCTGTACAGGGAATGTAAAATAGCTAAATGCCGTATTTACCGCACGTATAACACTGCGTTTTCTGTATCTAGCTTCTATGGTATCAATAATTAATAACTGGTCGGTATCTGTATTAATAATATAATTGCCAGCTGGATCGCGACGGATAATATCTGGATTTTGTGATGTGTAGGTCAATCCATTATCCAAGTATGGTTGCAATGCTTGTTGTGTTAATGGTGTTAATCCTAAATTTTGTGGTACTGGCATTATCTAATCACTTTAAAATAATATTCATCGTCTAATCGTTGTTCGGTAAAGCCATCTACAATTTTAAACTCTAACCGATAATAACGCTCTGGCATAAATCCATTCATATCAATATAAATGAAATTGCTAGTAGCATCACAACTAACTTTATTATAAATATTATCAAAAGGAATTATTACCTCGTCCGTAGCGGCATCGCGAACAGAGTAATAAGTTGATTCCGGCAAACGTTTAACTGTTTGCATTGGATATGTGTTTGTTGGTGATTTTCTAGGATAACGGTCACGTCCATAAATTCTGATTTTAACAATATCAGTATCACGATACTCTGCATTTAATTTAGTATACATGGTAAATGATTCTAAATCTACCGCATCGAGGGTTTCTGCATACTCCGAATTATCCCAATACATTACCAAGCTCGGAACATATATTGTATGTGTTTCTCGAGAAAAGAAACGGATATATCCTCGTTTATTATTATCAGATTCATCTGCATCAGAAAATTTAAGAAGGAATCCATTATTTTCAACTTCTACATTATTACTGCCAGATAACCAAAGTTTAATTGCATCAGTAACATCCATGTTAATATCGGTTGGACGGTATGAAAATGCTTCATCTTGATTCAACCCGGGTTGGTAAAACCAAGAAGAGTTAAATGACGAGGTATCAAATATTCCACTTCCACTTTGATACAACCAACTTCCTCCTTCACCAGAACCAGTGATATATAAAGATGTTCCAGGAATGTTAATGTTTTGCGAACCGGATATCCAATTGCTACCACTTAACGGATATTGCCAAGAAACGCCATCGGTAACTGCAGGGTATGAATTTTCAAAACCAGTACCATTAACCCATTCCTGGCCAGCTACATTTGCATCAATTGTATATTCTGCCGGGAGATTTTTTGCATGGGTAGTATATAATCGTAAAACGAATTTACACGAATTTAGATCGGCACTGTATTTTGATAATGTATTTGTAACTTCAGACATATCAAATTTAACTAAAGCTCGTGACTTTAATAAAGACTCACCGTCGGTGCCTAATCGTTTTCCTACTTCAAGTATTTCATCTATCCCAGTATTAATATAAGGGCTAGCTTCATATAAAGTAGAATCCTTTTCTGCATAAAATATTCTAAACATGTTTTACCTTATGATATTGATGCCGTGCTAATCATTAAATAGCTACCACTTCTCCATAGTTGTCCATTTACTGCCGGATCTGAGGTTGGCAAAGACGCAGTATACATTAGTACAGTGCCATTTGTTATAAACGTGTCTGAAACGACAACGTAATTCATTGAGCCAGATATCGTAGATATCGAATCGCCGGAATAGAATGATGATGTATCAGAGAATGATGAACTTACTGAATTTAATGCAAATGAAGCCGTACCAGTTAAATCCGCAATTAAACTACCAGTAATTGTCAATGACCCAGATATACTAACATCTTCATATGAATTACCCGTTAATACATCATATACATCTGAAACAAAACTAGCAGATATCAAACCGCCATTAACAATTTGTGCACGATTATCTGATAATACGCCCATGGAATCCTTTTTTAATATAAATATAGGATTAGTAATTTACTACTCGACCGCGAATATCAGAATCTGGGAATTTAACTTCAAATATACTAGGATCTAATGATGGATATACAATTCCATTACGGGTTGCTCCTTGTAAATCATACATATTACCTGAATATCCTAATTCAGAATCAAATTGATTATTCATTAATACCTTAACGACGTTTTGTACGCCCGGTACATTGCCGATAATATTAATTATCTCAGATCTAATAATTGGTTGATTTATAGACCACCGATCGATATTAAAATATTCTTTTAAATTGTTAGTAACTTGTAATAACACCGCATTGCTATTATAATTCGGCAATACTGTAATTTCATAATCTAATGAAATATTAATAATAAAAGCATCTTTAATATTAACAGCATCCGTAACGATACGATAGTAATCTAAATAATTTTTTAAGTTTTCTTTTACTGCCTGATTTAATTGCGTCAATTGCTTGGATTGATTGTATCCTAACACATACAAATTCATTGCTAACGGATTTTGAACCGTAGTTTGAACTTGCTGTTGTTGTGCAATTTGATCATCTGGTACGATATAAGCTTTTGATACACTACCAAAACGACCAGGCATTGAGTAACAACGAATAATATAATCATGTGCTGTTACTAAACGATTCTGTGTTGCAAAGTTTCCTAGAGCTGAATTTTTTATTTCTTGCAATGAATTATTAAACTTAGCACCAACGGCTGGTGTCATATTATCTACAGCAACACTTCTTTTTGCAAATAATACTACAGCGCCTAATGCAGTATTATTAATATTTTCCATGAAACTAATAAAATCAATTTGTTTCAATGTGTTACTAGCAACGTTATCTGAAATACCAGTACCAACCGTATATGTTACAGTTAATGTAGTATTTGCAGGAGCTTGCCCGTATGTTCTGGTATATAAGAAATTTGATGGATCGATATCAATATCAATACTTCGACGAAATCCAGATAATCCATTTCCTACATTATCTGGATTTGGTATAATTTCTTCATCATTATTTGATGATATACCAGCACCAAATTGTAATTCAGTCTTTCCGTCAGCACGTAGTCTTGTAATAAATCTTTTCGATGTTCGTTTCAATTTTAATAAATTTGTAACACTTGATCTATACTGCGAAAGCTCTGGATCGTTTTCTACTAAATTTGGAACATCATCTATAATTGTGTCTTGTGCTAAATATGGGACGTGATACCAATTATCACCATCTGATTCTTCTACACTGACAATTTCCATAACATTTAAATCTGGTAATACTACTTTATCATATGGCACTGGTTGTGTAAATGTAAACGTAGCAGTTTTAACTTCTCCGGAAACAGCTTTAACTTGTTTCTTTAAAAGATAATATGTTGGTAGATTTGTAGTAGAATCTGATTCATATATGGTTACTTCAGTTGGTTGTAATGATGATGATGCCGTAAAATCTACATAGTCAGTAGTTCTAAATTGAGCAGTTCCGTCAGTCGATCTAACTCGCATTCCAGGTTTAATTGTTAATGCATAATTAAAATCAGGAGCTACATTATCTCCAACTCCTATTGCTGGAACTAATTGATATACATCCAATGTTACATGGGCGGGAGAAACTGATTTAACATTAAAACCTAGCATTCTTGCCAAATCATGTACATTTCCCAATTCAGATGCATGATCTAGTAATGATTCTTTTAAATTAGAATCTGTATAATATGAAAGAACATCGCCAACATATGATGCTAGTTCTAACATCATCATTCCAGGATCCGATTCATTAAAATCATTATAAGTTGTAGGAAAATATTGCTTCGTAAAGTCAATTAGATTTTGTCTAAATTTATTAAAATCTTTTCCTAGATATGATATGTCTTTTTGCACGTCCATAGTTATTATTCCGCAGTTACTGTTTCAGAATCAGAAAAAATACGTACCGGTTCTCCGGTATAGTTAGAACCAACTCCCCAATTAATTGTTATAACTATTTCATGTTCCAATGAAGGATCTTCTTCATATGTTTGTATATCGACTTCTAAAATATTAATATAATTTAACCACATATTTACTGATTCGATAATATCTTCTCTGATTATATCTTTTAAAGAATCTGAAATATTATTAAATAAAAGTCTTTCTAGATTACTACCAAATGTGCTGTGATATAATCGTTCGCCTCGTGTCGTTAATAATAATAATATTAAATTTTCTCGAGCCTGATCAATTAATGAATACGACGTTTTAAATGGATATACATATACTCCATTTTGTTGTGGAAGTATTCCATATCCTGTTGAATTAGTATTTGCTTGATTTGTAGCAACAATTTCCGTCGTATTTATCAATTCATATGGCATTATCTACCTTTCTTTTTATCTATTGCTTTCATTAAAGCTGAATAATCTCGTGTCATTGCCTGTGCAACTTCAGGAGCAACTTCCATATTTTTTCCCGTTTCAGGATCAGTAATCACAGACGGTGCGGACATTCCCGGATGTATATTCGACATCATTTTTCTACCAGCTCCAAAATTCATTGCATCTGCAGATGTCATGTGAATGTCTTCTGTCATTAGTTCAGCATAGGATGGAACTGTTTGCTCATCACGAGGCAAAACGTCAGTGTCATTTAAAATATTAGCAAATTTATTATCACTAAACTGTATACTGCTTTTTCTTGTTGGTTTACCTGACTCAGAAACCATTCTAGGTTTAACACGAACTGTTTCTGCAGATTTTTTTGTCTGCATTTCTGTAAGTGTTGAATGTAATCCTTCTTTAAGAATTTCTGTTAATTCTTCTTTAATAACCTGGCGTACTTCTTCGCGTACTACCTTTTTAAGTGCTTGTATAAGTGTTTTTGTATCCATATGATTACTTTATTAATAAATATATGTATTAGTAATTTATACCCGTATTCCACCCCGTATCAGTTTTTGGGCCGTATATAGTCTGTGTTGTGGTATTAATATAATAGTCTCCTTCTTGTCCATCACTTTCTATAGGAGCCACTGTACTTAAAATAACGCCGGATGGTGCTTCATTTAAATTTTCAATAACAGATAACCCTTGATCTAATAATTCTTGTATTGCAACAATACGTTGTTGAATATCAGCATCCGAAACATTTAATGTGTTATAAAAAGTGCTTGGGTATAAGTCATTCAAACTAGTACCATTTTGCAATGAATTATTACCATCTGTACCGCAAAGAGCTGTTAATTTTGATGATGTTCTATTGATAACCGAATTAATTCTGTCAAATAACGGATTAAATCCAGAAAGTGAGTTGTTTACATTCGTTGCCGCTGTTTGTGCATTGTTCGATAATTCCGCAGCTGCACTTAAAGTTTGTATTATAGGTCCTTGTGGCACCCCAACTGCAGCTGGTATTAGTAATTGTATAGCAGATATAGTTTTCCCGGTTGATGCTAATGTATTGAATATCGAAGCAACCTGTGGAACAAATGTAGTTACTTGTTGTGAAGCCTGAATAAGTGTTTGTAAATTTGACAATGTGTTTTTTATATCTGTAACCCTAGGATCATCACATTTAACCGAATTAGGCAAACTGCTTACTTTATTACTTAATTCATTGGATATTGACAATAATTTACTTTGCAGGTCTGTCGTAATAGGAGCAAGTTGCGAAATAACTTTTCCAGGTAACTTAGGTAATTGATTGAATGGAAATGCTGTTGCCATTATGATTCCTTATCTTGTAGCATTTTTTTGTTAAATGCATTCCCTAGCAATTTTGATTGTAATTCTGAGAGTTTTGATGCTAAGACTGGATTTGAAATATTACCAGAAGCATCAATATTACCAGCTGAAATTATATTAATCATTGATGATATTACTTCTACAATAACCGTACTATGAAGCATTTCTTCTTTAGTTTCAGAAACACCAAATGATGTAATCGGTGCATTTATTTCAACGGCAATTTTACTGTCTAATGCAACTATATCTGATTTTGATTTTAAAATAATACGGTCTGCTGTACCGATTAATTGAGATTCATACCTATTTGTTTTACGTAACGTATTATTTAAAGTCATCGTAACAGTCTGCGTACTAGTTAACCATAACGATGAATAGTCTTTATCTGCAGACTCAATAACAAATTGTTTGCCTGGTAAATGCGTTTTGGTATTTGATAATACGATAATAGGGTTTCCTGGGTTTGAATCTGAATCAGACCAAGTCGGTATTTTTGAATATCGATTGTATGTATTTGAATTAATACTACTACCTAATCTAATAGAATTACCCCATCTTCCTTGTGATATAACATCACCCATATATACCTGCATAGGAGATATATTTAAGTCTGGCAAGTTTTTATCTACTGTATTTGATTCACCAGATAATCCCGGTAATAAGTTATTCTGAATATTACTTTGAACTCCAATTACTGGTAAATAATACCATTGCTCTCTTCGTCCTTTTTCTTGATTATAATTGCTATATCCATTAAATACGACTACATGTTCTCCAACGGCAGGTATTGTTAAATTATGTAAATTATACGGTTTAGCCGGCACCGTTGTATTGACTACTCCAGAGCCATATAATGTTACCCGTATTGTATATAAAAAATCAGTATTATCATATTCAGATTCATCATCAATTAAGCGATACGTAGAATCTAATTCATTTGAAATAACTTCAGCAAGATATAAAGTAATATTACTGTTTTTCATTATTTAAACTATCCTTTACATCTTGTACACGTTGCTCTAATTCTTTTGATTCATCGACAATTTTAGTTAATTCATCATCTAACTCTTCAGATAGTGTTTGTTCTGCTACTTTAAGTAATTGCTGTTTTTCTTCATCACTTAATAAACCATCAGCTCCAGAAATAGTTTGTTTAGTAGATATAAATCGCTGAACAATAGCCGAAAGTTTGATTAAGTGGTCATCATTCTTAACGGCTATATCCAGGAATTCTTTTATAAGTGGTACGATTATCGTAGCATCAGAAGCATTGCGAATTAAAGGTTGTAACTCAGCAATCATCGAACTTATTTGTCGATCTTTCTTTTTAGAATTGTGATAAACATCAGACATTAAATCTGCGAATGTTACATTCTTGAATAAAATATCGTCTTTATCCATAAAAACCTTTTAATAATAAATATTAAAAAGGCAAATTCATGAACTCTGTTTGTTTAAATTGCTCAAATTTATCTTCATAAATTCGTTTAAGTGTTTTCATTACTTTTGTAATAATCGGAGTTTGTGATGGGTCTAATCCTGCCCTTTCGCGAATTAACACAAACAAAGCTTTTTTATTAAAGTCTTCTATATTAATACGTTCTTCGAAGAAATGCAATATAGAATCAGCAACATGGATTTCGTTGCTATTACTAAAAATATAATTTAAATTGTCATAACAATAATCCACATAGGCATCCATAAAGTCTCGGATATTATCTTGCATTTCTGTATTGTGAATTTCTGCCATAATGTTTCGACGCTCATCCACATCAATTGCATCTGTGGCAGATTTTAATTTGCGATATGCACGATCATTTTCTTGAATCAAATAGTTCCATGATGTACGAGTATAGTATGAATATCCTTTTCCAGAATCTGTATTTAGTTTGTTTAGGCGTTCGGTAAGATATGTAACTAAATCAGTTTGAAGATCTTCAAATGTCGAATCAATATAATCCGGTTTCATTTTATTAATCAAATTTTCTGCCAATTTCATTAAAGCAGGAAAAATGAATCTTTGATAAATCTTTTCACGTAGAACTGGACGTTCTGGAATCCGATTAAAAGCTAATATTGCAATGTCTGTAATGGAAGTCCAATACACATTACTTTTCTTCTTGCGTTTTCTCGCCATCGAATTCTCCTTTAAGTGTTTCTATTACTTCTTGAAATAATTGGAATGTTGTTCCAACTTCATCATCAGTTTCAAATATTTGCTTTCTGTCAATTGATTTTATTGAATTATATGCAGCATCGATATTGCTATACATATATGTGTTTGTTGTTTCCAATTCTTCAATATATTCTTGAGCATCTGCTAAGGCTCCTGCTAAATACCATATACGATACCCTGCATAGCCTATTACGCCAAATAAAATTACAACTAATATTATTAACCAAATCATATTTATTCCTCATTAAATGCACTAAAAATATCCTTTAAAGAGCCTTCAATATTAGGATTATTTTCTGCTAGGTTTTTAAGTCCATTACTTTTTGTTGCTTTACTTTTTTCCACAACCGGCTTCGGAGTAGCATTATTAAAATTTCTCCAACGCTCAAATTCGATCTGTGCTGCCATATGGTCTGCATGGTGCAATAAGATAGGCATATTGGTTTTTAGTTTTGCTTGAGCTGAACGAGCAACATAATACGGTTTATTTGCATCATCATACATTCCATCATGAATCTTAATTGCTTGATATTCTGTCCATGACATTTTAATATCATATTCTTGTAGCAACCAAATTGAAAGATCTGGTACCATTGTGAATGGAATATTTTCATTGTGCTTATACATCTTGTTTTGATTCTTGCGATGCCAATCCGACGTCTCTACTTGATAAACTTCATTGCCATCTCCTGGAAATCCTACTTTACCTAAATCATGATGCATTGCCGCAAACATCAATTCTTCCATAGTATAACCAGACATATCAGCACCCATATTTGTCCAAGTTACATAAAGTCTTTCGGTACATTGCATTACTCGAAGTACGTGATCTACATAACCTCCGGCAAATGCGTTGTGAAAATGTGCCATTGAAGATGCTGGCATTAAAATCATACGATCTTCAAAATCATCATACATTTTATGCAAAGCGGCACTTCGTGTCGGGAATTTGTTATCGATTTCTTGTCTAAATCGTTCCCAGTTTTCTTTAATTTTTTCTGCTTCTAACATAGTTTATTAAAATAATAGAAGATTACTTGCGTATTTCCAAAGTTTCGCCATTAACTAATTTTTGTGTGCATTGCCAACATGTAATTGCAGTTGCATTATTATCAACACGTTCACACACTCGATCACAGTATTTACACTGCAATTTTTTGAACCCTTTGGGTTGCATAGTTTTTGTTTTTCTCATGATATAACTGTTTATTTATTTCTAGGTGTTCGTTTAACGAAATAATTATGTAACGATTTATTTATTGCCGGCATGGGTGGTTCTGGATTACTTTTTTCTGGAACTGCTGGTGTTTCAACCGGCTCTGGTACCGGTGGCTGAGTTGGGGCTCCAACCCGCTCGGCTTTACTCTCCTCAACTACACCGTTACCCAGAACCTTATTAGCTGATATCAGCAAGATAATCGCTAATGGGTCAAAAACTATAATTAATGCAATAATCAACCAATTAACAACTCGGTCCATGGTTGACCCGGTAATTTCTGCAATATATTTTAATGGACCTATTTCTGCTGCAACATCCGAAGTAGTTTGTAAATTTAATATTTCAGTGTCAATAGCAAGTATAGTATCATTAAATGCAGACTGCTTTTGTGTTAATTGATCTAAACGTGTTTGAGCTCTATCCAATTGAGATTCATATGCCTTACGGTTAGCAGTCGAAGTGCGTTGAACTTGATTACCATTGGCGTCTGTATATTGAATTACATTGTTAGATAAGGCTGATGTCAATTGTTCAATATTTTTATTAACAGATTCTTTTTCAGTTTCGATTTGTGCAATCTGGCCAGAATACT